GTTCAGGCTACAATGCCCCCCCCCTAGACTGTGTTGGAGTTTTATTTATGTTTTTCATAGTTTTCTCCTTTTAAAGAGAATTATTCAACAATGGCAAACCAATAATATGTGCCTGGAGCAACCGCATTTTCATCTTCTTGTCCATCTATAGTAGTTTTAAATGTGATTGTTTTAGAATTTGCTACAGAAGCATACTCTTGATGTGAGCGGAATAGTTGTATATAAAGCCCTATTTCTGACTGAACAGATCCCCGTGTCAATCCTGTTTTATATTTTGTACTACCATCAGCTGACATAACCCCAATGTCAAATCCATAATAACCAAGAGATAATTGATTTGGTGTTCCCCTATATTGTGCATAGTAATTTGGAATTAAAGCCGCTTTCGTAGGTTTAATCTTTAAGTTATGCGTAACCACGACTTGGCTTGCTGATTCGGTTAGCGTGATAATACCCCAATCCGTGTTATTGCCATTTGTTGAACAATTCGTAATTCCTTTTGCCATATTATCCCCTTTCTAGGGGCAATATAACTACACTATAAGGTTGCCCCCCCCATTGCTAATCTTGATTTAGCCATAAGAAAAAGCTCCTTTCGTTTATTTTTATCAACAATATTCGGTACTTAGCTCACAAATATGAACATTAGACCGATTATTCTGCAACACTAAAGTATATACCTACAAGCTGACTTGGAGTGTATTGTAAGGTCACAGTTTGACCATCCTCCATACCCGCTCTATCCATGATATACTTTGTGCCGTTTTCTATGTAATATTTTCCTTTGATATATTCCATACCCGCAACCGCAGGAATCGGGTCTGCAAGTGTGCCTGCATGCGTTTCATCAATTGCAGTCCACAGTGCAGGAACATTAACTGGTTTCCAATCTGCTTGTGAGGTGTGTGCTGTGGTGCATTTGTATAGAATATTTTTATATGTAACTCGTGCATTGAGTGCATAAGCTACATTTTCTTTCCATATAGGATATATTTCTTTAACCTTGACCGCCTCCTCATCATCAATAAGCTGACGATATTGACGGAGGATGTCAAGTAATTGCTGTTTTGTCATATAGTTCTCCTTTCTTACTTGTGGGGTGGGATTATTTATAGGCAGCCCAAAGATAAGTAACACCCGAAAAATCATAAGAGGTAGAGGCGGCTGTAAAAGTAATCTGAGTGGCTGTAGCAGTAATTTTGTTCCCACTTTGGATAGACCGTGCGGCATATCCATCGGGAGCAACAACCAATGTGGAATCAGTAAAAGACCCCCATCCTCCCATGCTTACAAGACTACAATATGAAGGCTTCACGCCAAGATTATGGTTAACGGTAATTGTGGTGGTATCTGTTGTAGCCGTTACTACCCCACACTCAAAATCAAGCTTTCCTACACTCTTATAATAATATCCTCCTTGCTCCCCATCGTTAGGGTAGGCATCTGCCTTGTCAGATACAATGTAGTCTTTGAAGGTGTAGGAGGGGAGATAGCCGTTGATAATATAGTGGCTGGTGTTGGAATTCCCACCTAAAATATGAATTTCGTCATTGTACACAATTCCTTGGTCGCCTTCAAAATCATAAGGGAGTGCCTCAAGGTCAACCGTTTCGCTTGCTCCATCCCATGTATAGTGTTGTGTTTCGTACCCACTGCTACTAGAACCCAAAATGTGGATTTTATCCTTGTAGACAACGGCAGATCCACCTATTACATGTACGTCTGTATCTGCTTGTTCCCAAGAATCGCCCCCATTCCATTTTGCTCCCTCTGTATAATAACCATCCGACCCACCAAATACATATATAGCATCATTATAAACTACAGCATTTCCAGCCATAAGTCCTTCATATCCCCCCGACACATAAACACTGGCACTTTGAGTCCATGTAGAACCATCCCACTTATAATGATATTGCCTATAATTAACTCCTCCTAAGATATGTATCTCGTTATTATATACAACAGCACAACCATTATTGAATTTATATGGCAATTCACCTACTTCTTGCCATGTGCTTCCGTTCCATTTATAATGTTCTTTATATCCACCTAAAATATGTATTTCATTGTTATACACAACAGCACAACCACCCGATGCATTATAAGGCAAGGTTGATACTGAAGTCCAAGTTGTGCCATCCCATTTATAGTGTATATAATATTGGTCATTTATAACGTTACACAGAGCATGTAATTCGCCATTATAAACTACTGTCTGTCCCTTAAAGGTAAATGGTAAATCTGCCAATTTTTTATTTAAGATAGCGGGTGTGTATTCTACACTATACTTCCCCCACGCATATAATCCTTCACTGCCACCAATAATACTATTTGTAAATCCTTTAGCCATAAACCCACCTCATTTCGAGGGTTAGGCTAGAGAATGCCCCCCCCCCCCAAGCTGGGTTCAGACTTTGTATGTTAAATGAATTTCTCATATAAAGTCCTCCTTAATTTGAAAAAAGTTTGTAAATTTTTAAATTATGCAATAGTGATTAATGTGTATTCAATACCTGCCTCACAATAAATATCAATGCTAGGTGATAATTGTGAAATGTAAACCAACTCGGCATCAGTTCCTATCGAACAAAACTCTGGGCTAAGACATTCTAATACTTTACCCAAATCATCGTAATCTATCAGATAATATATACTTCCCTCTCTTGAACCAGTAGTAATATCCGATGAAGCCGACATAAGAAAAGCAAGACTGTCAGTAACCCCATCTTCTTGTTGAGTTGTAAATATTACCACCCCTAATGGGGACTCACCTAGTGAATGGCTAATGTTATATGCACCAAATTGGGTGCGTTCTGCATATATAAACTTATCCACTGCATATTTTGTTCCATTATAAAAAACTAAAAAGTTAATCAATTCTTCTGCGGAAATTCCACTTACATTACATAATCCTTTAGACATAATTAGCCCTCCTGCAATGTAGCTACAAGTGCATCAATACTCTGCTGTTCGGCATCAACGGGTTTAGAAGCTTCAACTCTATCCCACACCTCAGCTTTATAATCCGCGGGTACAGCATCAATTTCCATCTGCCCGCTTAGCACTTGCCCCACATACCAATCTACAGTCTGCTCATGTGTGCGTGCAAAAGGCTCATATTGCTCACTTGCATTCATTAACTTATACACACTCTCAAGAGTGTCCTCAGGTCTTGAACGTATTGTAGTTAAAATTTCATTATATTTTTCATTTGTTATCTGCTCGCCATTAGGTGGTTGTGCAGCAGATTGGTGAAGCGAGGTTATCACTCCGTTTTCAATTACTTTATAAAACATTAAACACTCACCGCCTTTAATAATACTATATTAGGGATTGTAATTGCTTCGCTTGGAATTTCCTTTGCCCAAATACTAACAACATTGGTTGCCGACTCTGAGCCCGTAAAATTGCCACTTTCCTGCTCTGTTGCCGCAAAGTTTACTATTGGCACCATCTCCGCAGTTACGCCCGATATGTACAAATCTGCCTTATATGGGAAATTCTCATAAGTCTTTGCCGTATCTGTTGCCCATTGTGCTACAGGACAGCTTACATTGGTCGATATGCTCATCATGGAGTTAAGTGTTTGCAATGTACCATTAATGGTTGTAATCTGAGTGTTAAGATTTTCCACATTGGTATTTAAGCTAGTAAGTTGTGTTTCTGTGGTCGTACTAGAGTTTGCATAATCAGCACCTAATGAATTGAGCTTAGTTCTTACGCTTTTAGCCCCCTCATTGTTGTTAATATTGTTCCAATTAAACGCCATTTATATTCCCCCTTTCTATAAAATTCGCTCAATTAATATATAATCAAGCGTTATTGTAGCAGTAGGCTTTTCTTTTGCCTCAATAATAACCCCATTAGTTGTGGTATAACAATTTGGGGCAAAGTTGCCGCTTGTCTGCTCTGTATATCCAAACATTACCCTTGCAATGTCGCTTGCTGTAATTGAGGGCGAAGTTATAGGTATAGTTGCCATAAAAGGATAATCACTTCGTTCAGCAGTAGCCGCTTGAGTATTAGTGTTTTTCGCCCATAACGAGGTAGCCACACTTACATTAGAGTGCAACATTGTAGTTGTGTTGCCTTTTTTTGCTAACTCACTGTCCAAACTTCCCCCGTCATCAAACATGATTTGGTCGGCAATAGTTTGAGGATAAACAATATTATTATCTTTATCTCTTAATGTTGCTTTTTTCGCCATATTAACTCCTCCTTTCTATTGCTTCCACTCGCCATTAACTTTAACAAATGCCTCACCTGTTTGCCATTGTGCTTCAACTTTAACACTAGGAGCATCCGATAATGCCCACTGTCCATTAGCTTTTATATAAACCGCTGCACCACTCGCAATCTCGACGATTGTAATCCTCACATATCCATTGCCTGTATGCCCAGTTTCGCTTGTACCTGTTGGTGAGGTAAATTTAGTATTTCCACTTGTTAAACTTGTGCTTGCAAGATAGTACGATGAGTTCAGTAGGTATCCATTAGGAGCATTAGAACCAGTCCACACAAAGCCAGAACCACCTCCGCCCCCACGGTCATCATCTCCTGAGCTGTCGGGGTATGCACCAGAACCGCCATACCAACCGCCCCCACCTGCTCCGCCATATCCACTATTAGCAGATACACCATTGCCCCCAAAACCAAAGCCCGCATAGCAATCGGATTCCGCTAAAGCATTAACAGCTTGTGAGCCTGTGGTTAACCATGTGTTGCCAGTTTGAGTACCACCATAGCCGCCTGTACCATAGTTTTCAGTGGAGCTGCCTCCAGTCTTGCCGCCACCATACATTCCCTTTTTAGCACTAGCACCATCTGAACCGCCTCCACCTGCAACAATCACACGGGCATATAGAGAATCTTGGAGAAGGCGAATATCACTCGCCCCTCCACCTCCTGTATACGCATAACGTTTGCCGCCTCCATTAAAACCACCATTGTTGGTAGTTGTTGTTGAAGTGGTGACTTTTCCACCTTGCCCACCTGCATATATGTACGCCTGTGTATTTTCAGTAAGGGTTAGCGTGCCTTTGGCATAACCCCCCTTGCCCGCATAGTTCGCACTGTTACGATAGCCGCCTTGAGCCCCCCAAACTTCTAATACATATGTTCCCTTAGCAAGTAAAATCGGTTGTTTTGCTCCCTTATAGTCGAAATTGATAATATCGCCACTTTTTAAACCCCTTGTTGTAGTTAATGAATTCCCATCATAAGTTGCCACATCATCACCACCTAACCTGTATATTTAATATAAATATCGCCATCATTACCTAATGTTGATGAAGGGTCACTTGTTCCAGAATAAATCTTAGCTAGGGAGGCAACAGAGCTTGCTGTTGCAAAATAACTTGCGGGATGACTTTCTAGCGTATCGGCATTGATTGAGGTAGTTGCCTCTATGGGTACTACATCAGTCGCAGTAACAAAACTTGAGTCATTAGTAAGTTGAGAAATCGCCGTTGGAACTCCGAGCATTGTTTGAAATGACTGTTTCTCATCCGAGGTCAATGTGGTATTTGTAACCAATGGCGTGCCGTTTAGGACTTCAATCGTTATTGCGGTATCGCTAGCATTCAATGTCAAGGTACTAACCGTCGATGTTGTAATATCGTATGATTTTTGGAGAACTATAAAAGTAAAGACGTATACATGGCGTGTCGCATCAATTAATTGAACAGGATAAATACCGCTCTCCATCTTGAGTATAATATCCCTGCCTTCGCTACACGCTTGATTTAATTCTGCGCTTGTTTTGTCTGCAACATATTCTCCCGTATCACTTATTGTGATTGTTAGTATAAACTCTGATAGCTGAGCTCCCATATCTGTTGCATCAAGAGTAATATCCGCATCTAACGCTTTGTTATTAATTTTTCTTGTGTTTGGAACAGAAGTGTCTTGCAAGGTTTTCACCGCGGCTTTTGTTGCAGCACTGTCGGTTTGGAGTGTATTTACGTCAGTTTGCAACCCCTCAATATCACTTTCAGCCATTGCAATACTGTCCTCATTCGTATTGATACGAGTAGACAATGTTTCATCAGCACTGTCTACATATTCTTTTCTAACTAAATCTTTGGGGTCTGCGATAGTACCTAAATACTTCATTATGTCTCCCCCTTTCTTGTGTTAAATATAACTATAGGTCATACCCACATCATAAGCAACTGCTGTTGTTATCGACGCTGTGAGGGTAGTGCCGTTTATAGTCCAATCAACCATGACAGCTTCACCACTTGTTGCATTTTTAAACGTAACGCCAATAATATTTACATTCTCAGGAATTGTCACTGATACACTTGTCTGTCCTGCCGCTAGAGTTTCTGTTGCAACAGTCACCATATGTGCCTGCAAAGTATCGATTTCGCCTTCAATAGTCTGCACCCTGCCATCCAGACCATGTAATAAGGTATAATCAGCTTTAGACATTAAGCCGTTTGCTGAATCACTGGCTGCTGCACTAGGTATTGTCACAACGTGTTCTGTTGCGGCTGTCAGCCTACCATACTGGTCTACTGTAAAGCTAGGAACTTTGAATGTCGCTCCAAATGCGGGTGTCTGAGCCGTTGTGTCACCATATCCACCAGTTGTAACGCCTGAATCATCAAGCTCAATAGTTCTGCTTGCTCCTGTACCCGATACAGTGATTGGTGAGTCGCCAGTGATTTCAGTGATTGCACCTACAATATTAGTCTGAATCACATCCCAGTCACTATTTTGATTTCCAGCATCCTCTCTCTTAACAACAGCAATCATAAGGTCACCAACCTCACATTCCTGACCCACATATGTGCCAGCAGTTGCTATCATATACAGCCAACCAACATCATAAGTTGTAGGAATATCAGCGGCTGAGTTAATTACTCCTTTGTATACAACACCCTGAGACGCTGCAACGATGCCATCGACATAAGCCTTGATTACCTTGTTCTGTACTGCGTTTGTGCTATCTGCTGACATAGCAGTGTCAACAGTCGGCTTATCTGAGAGGTCATTGTATGAACCGCTAAATGAACTTGTACCAGCTCCGATATTAGTTCTAGCCTGAGCTTTCTGTTCCTCAGTTAAAGCCTGCTCTGTATACTTAACATCATTAAGAACAACCGCACCTGTTTCGCCATCAACACTGGTTATAGGATAAGGCGGTTCGTTTTCGGCGGAATACTGAAGAACATTTGCGACGTTGCTTAACCCAACATCGGCTTTAGCAAGTGTTACCGCACCTGTTTTGCCTGCTACGCTAGTTACAGGATATGGAGGCTGATTATCGGCATCATATTTTTTCGCAAGCTCTGAATACACCGCCTTATTTTCGACTGCGTTTGTGCTAGTTGCCGAAAGAGCAGTGTCAATTGTTGGCTTATTTGTTAAGTTATCGTAGTTTCCGTCGAATGAACTTGTTCCCGCTCCAATGTTTGTTCTTGCCTGTTCTTTTTGAGTATCAGTTAATGTTTGCTCGATAAACTTGACCGCATTAGTAGTTACAGCACCGCTTGCTCCATCAACACTCTCGACATAAATGGTATCATCAGCTAACGCACCAACATCTGCCGCGGATAAAACAATAGTGCCACCAGTTTTGTCATTTACTGATACAACAGGCGTAATCGTATTTTTACCTAAAGTAATAATACCACCAACAATCTTAGCATCAACAATTCCATATCCTTCAATTGTTGTTGGAGTATCAAGTACACCGCTCCACTCAACGCTATCAGCGACTCCACCACCTGTAGTGGATAATGTGCCTTCAGCACTAATTTGTAAACCGCCACCAACTTTAATACCACCCAGAGTGTCTGAACTTGCAGTTGGTAGCACATACTCAACACCCACAGGCTGCCAACCCTCATCAACACCTTTATATTGATAAAGTGTATGCTCTGCTGTATTATAATAAATCTGCCCCTCTTTAGGACTTGAAGGACTTGTTGCTAAATTTTGTATAACCGTATTTTGTAACTCGTTTTTGACTAAATCAATAGATGTTAAAAATTTCATAATTTATATACTCCCCCTTAATTTAAATAACATGTGCCTGAAAATGCACCATTAAAAGTGCAAATCACGGTATCTAAACTGATAAAGTCACAGTCTCCAACTACAACACTCCCAGCCGAATCGACAACTGTGATGCTTGGATATTTATTAAGATTATGTTTGATTGTCCATATATTGCTCGGAGTTGCTTGTGTGAAAACAAAAGTTTCAGGATTATTTATACCATAAATATCATAATCCTTAGAAGTTTTCGCCCCTTGTATTGTCTTGCCATTTAAAGCAGGTCTGTTCTCCAATTCATTATAATCGCCTGTTTCGCCACTTGAAGGAGCACAATTCGGGATGTCTACACAAGCAGAGGTTTTTTTACCGCTTATGTTCATACCAATAGGATTTTGATTATTGCTTATATCCATATTTATTAGCATTACATCATCTCCTTATCTATGCTCCTAAGTACCTTAATTTTAACCTCTTCCGTCTCAATAACATCACCAGTCTCAAGATTTTTAGCCCTAAGTTGCACTATGATAAAATTTTTCATAGCGAATGTTTGTTCTTGGGTTAATTTTAAACTCACACAAGAGCCGCAGTCAGTTTGGGTTAATACTATATTTTCATTAGTAAAAATAAAATTATCAGTAAGATTATATTTAATAGCTACTCTAATGTCATAGCCTTGAGATAAATCAACTTGCAAGTTTAAATCTAATGGAGGGGTTGTGCCTTGTAAAATTATAAGGTCTTTTGATTGAGGTGTGCAACAACACATATTCATAATATGCTCCTCCTTTATAATAATTATGCTCCCATTTTAGCTTTTATAAAGCCATTCCCAATATTTCCATTAATAGCTTCAATGATTACTGCATCTCCAACCGCTAAAGTTGAATTGCTTTTATTTTTAAGACCAGTATAAACCTGAGAGCCGCCAGCTAGCAATATTGAGTAATTTGCCCCATCTATTGCAGTTACTGTAGCATATACATTGTGTCCTACATTACATTCTTTCATTATATTCCGACATTCTGACCTTGCGATATTTCGCATTATTTCAATCAGAATGTCCATATCTTCCTTTTTCATTCCTATACTCCTTAACTTGATGACGGATAGTAAGGCAGAGATGCGATATTCGTACACTCTATACTTATCATACTATCATTAGATAAAGGCACGCCTAAAGATTGTATTATAAACCTGTTATCCGTATAATCAAAAAATCCATCATTAATTGCAATACAATTATTAACATCTAAATGTATCATAAAGCTACTTGACACTTGTATTGTCTGCTGTAGGATTGATAAGCGGTTAAGTTCCCATTCGGCACGCTGTTGAGCAAGCTCATCCGAGTAGATATTGCTATCCTCAAGATAAAATTGTTTAATACCAATTACAGATACGCGAGTTGGGGATTGCGGATTTGTGTTGGTTGCAGTTTGCACATACACATTTTCGTTATTAGAGTTTGCGCCCACAACCGTCACCTTATTCTTCACCTTGGTAAAGTCATAAGTTGTCGTATTTGACAAATATTCCCACTCCTTATCGCTATAAGTCCACAATGTAGGCTTATTGACTTGTGATATATCTTTAATACCGCTCCTTACAACCAAGTTACCCTCAACACCATAATAAATATCGCAACTTATCATATCTGCAAGGTCGGTTAAGATTGAGCCAAAAGATTCATTGGGCGATTTGGAGAGTGTATATTGTGTCTTTGCGTCAGACAACGAGCTATCAAACACAATCTCTTTATTATCAATTGGATAACCATTACCGTTATCTTGTAATAGTGTTTCTTGTATTACCTGATATACCAACTTACCCTCATCAACTTGATATGTACTGTCTAATACACCACCCAATGTTCCATCAAGTAACGCAAATTTATCGTAACACTGTACTTCGACTGTCTTAGTTGCTTGCTGTCTTGTTGCATTAGGTTGCCCTACCACAAAAACTCCCGCACTATTCCACACAATATCACCATTGGAAAACTCCATACCTAACTCCAATTTTAACTTGCTATCAAGCCAAAGTGTGCCTTGCAAGCCATCGGGCGTAAATTTTCCTGTCGTGTTATCAAGTGAAAATGACAAGCTCCGTCTCTGTCCCTGCTGATAGTTAATATTAAGACTGCCAGTGTTTAATATTAAATAATCACTAATATCCTCTTTAAAACTTTCGTCTTGGTATAACATCGATAACCTGAACCTTGGTCGTATTTGCTGTGCTTTGACAAGTGATACATAGGTATCGGGCGGGATTTGATTAAAATTATAGTTAGTCATATTAACCTCCTATAATATTTAGGTCATCTAAACTATCAAGTTGTGTAAATTCAAAGCCAACTGTAGTTATCTGTTCTGCTGTTGCATCATTATATTGCATCGAGTTACTTGTCGTGCCTACAATCCACCCATTACCTTTGCGGTCTTTGAGTAGTTTAGGGTTTTCATCAGCAATAAAGTCAATGAATGCATTATATTGTTCAACTGTATCTTGATAGCGTGCGTTAACGGGATTACTAAGATAGGCACTAATTGAACCTGTTAGATAATTTTTCTTGCCACTTGCAAGTTTAGGGAAACGTGTAAAGTTTTCAATCACTGCCTTGTCAAGGTTCTGTTGCAATGCACCAGACTCAAGTTCAGTATCAAAGAGCCATACATGACTGGTGTCTGCATAATAAAGATTGCTACCATTACTTGATGGGGTTAGTCCTACAAGTGACCAATTCCACCAGTTGGTAGTAACGTAACCATCTTGTTGCAATGGTGCTGAAATATAGTCTGCGGTTTCGGCAAATAAAATGTATTGATACTCATTATTGTTTACGACATTAAAATCATATAAAGCATATTGACTTGCTGAAATGCGTACTAAGAAATGCAACGTAGCATCATCTTTTTTCTTTCGGTAAACTTGCCAATATAAAATTTTATCTCCAACCGATGTCACATTGCCACCATTTAAAGTATTATTAAAAGGAGCAAGTAAAAATGTATTGGCATCCCACTCAGGGTCGTATGTGTAACTTAAGGTTGCATCTATTTCATTCTGCGTATCTACTTTATTGCGAATCCATATATAGTCCACTAAAGCATCTCCATATAATGTTGCCTTGTTGTACGAAAACATCTAAAACCCCCTCCTTCCTAATCTGTTGGTATGGCATTTGCTACAACCTGTATACCTGTTGACAATAACGTAATTTTAAACCAGAATTTATCAACAAAGGATTGTGTGCTTTCAGTCCAAAATAGATTGTCAGACCATCGGTCACTATCTACCCATGCATAGGACTGTTCGGGGTCAGCATTTTCGGGTTGCAATAACCATATGGTCTGAATATCTGCCACCTTAACGCTACCTGTCTTATTAACATCGCCATTAATAATAGTATAATAAAATACACCTGTATCATACGATACTGTATAACTAGGAATCTGATAAGTTGTAGTTTCGAGTGTTTCTCCATTGTAAATATATAGCTGCTCCGTTGTGGTGAGTTTATACATAATGGTTGATACGGGCTCTTCTCCTACACTCCCCCATAAATTATCCTCAATAGCCGTATAGATTAAATTGTCATCAGAATTGTAATATTTATCCTCAGCTTGGGCGGTTTGTGGTGCAATTGGAGAGATGGCAACAAGATTAGTCGGCACTGCCTCCTGTTTATATATTATCCCACTAAACCCCGCATTATCTGTATGCCAATTGATATATGTAGTGCTGTTATATCCAAAATAAATTGGTGCATTTTCTGAGCCAATATCCCATGTAATATCACAGCCCTCATAAATATGCACACTTGAACCTCCATCATATGGTTGATTATAAACATATGAATATTTTGTTTCGGATGCCCCTTCAGCTATACCCTTATTAATAAGTAATGGTGTCCAGAATACCCTTACAGCATCTCTATTGCAATCGATTTCCGCATTTGGTTTAGAATATGCTTCGGGCGGCTGATACTCTACATTAAAATATTGTACTGGCACGCTGAATATACTGCCATCTTGATTTTCTAAAGTTAGTCCAATACCATAAGTCTCGCCGCTTGCAAATCCATCAAATGTATATGCAATGCTCCCCGTACTAACTTCACCAGTTGTAGCAATAGGCTGCTCAAGTTCATTGTATAGAGTCCATATAAAATACTTATAATTTATCCCCTGTTCTTGCGTATATGTGCCTGTAAATGTATAGGTTTTGCTATCAATGGTTTGTGGCACATTATCAATGCTTAGGCTTGCGGCAGACCTTGCATAGAATAAATAGTCAACACTCTTAACATTGTCGCTATAAATGTTGTATGTTGTTCCCTGCGTAGGAACTGCCGATAAAGCTGTGGCAAGTTCTGCTATACCTGTTTCTGAACTATAGCTCGTCATCTTAACTTTTTGCGAATTTATCACAATATAATCACCGCTCTGTACGAGATAATTCTTTCTTAGATACAGCTTAGTTGTAGTATTTTCGCCCTCCTGTACCGTACCAAATGCAACCCATATATCTGCATTGCTTTCATAAAGTTGTACATTCCACACATAATCTCGCCCATTAAGCATTCCGCTTGAACTAGGCACATCAATATAAAGCACCTGTTGAGAATAAAGTGGGGTTGCAATTGTTTGTTTATGGGTTGTGTAAATTTGCTGACCCGATAAATCATTGATTGTTAAATTGTAGGCGTTTACTGTAGTGCCGCCCTCTGCATTAATATAACAATAGAAGGTATTATTATCCGTAGCATCAATATCCGATAAATACGGATATGGATAGCTAGGTTGATAAAGCATTATTTTACCTCCTTTCTAAAGTAAAGACCCCTATATTTCAAGGGGTCATTTAATTATTTCTTTAATATTGAAAGATTTTGTAATTGCCTTACAAAATCGTTAGCATTGTCACTCTGCACTGTCATATTTTGTATAACTATGTCGTGGCTGTCAGTGCTATTGCCACCCATTGCTCCACCTATCAACTTAGCCCACTGCGACATATTGTATTGACCCAAGTCCATTAGGTTGTCAGTAAGGTGAGCTGGAACTACACCTGTACCTTTAGATAGATAGGCAAGATTGCCTGTTGGCGGGATAAGGAGTTCATCACCAAGCTCGTTAATATGGTAAAAATCAGTAGAAGGTAATGAATCCGAACCCTGGGCGTTACCCTTGGTGGTTTTCTTAGAAGTGGATTTTAATGAACCTTTTACACCCGAATCACGATTAGGGTCAAGTTTAGTCCCAGGAATTTTAGTTGCACTATTTCCACCTGCAAACTTTTCAGCACGTTCTTTACTAATTGTAGAATAGTGTAGTTTGCCATCATCTCCTGTAGCATACCAAACATCTTTGCCCTTATCAATTGAAGAAGCAATTTTACCTTGTATATCACTATTCCAATCGCTAATTGCAGCATCGGCATCATAGCCTCCACCACTAGTCGCAGCCATTGCATCGGCTTGTGCTTGTGCATTAGCTAGAGCCTCCAAAGCAGCAATCATTTGATTAATTGCATCTACATAGTTGGTTTTAAAGTTCTCGAAATTGTCGAGCCTACCTTGAAGTACCGCCTCTTCAACAGTCATACCTAACTTTTGCTCAAGCTCCCATTTTTCTAATGCACGCGTTTGTTCGTCAATGAGGTTATCATAGGCATCTTTCTGTTTTTCGTAATTAGAAATACATTCTTCAATAGCGGCTATTTCATCTTCGATTTTCTTACGAGCGGCATCACGTTCTTGCTCTTTATCGAACTCGTCAAGTGCGTCTTGAGCCTCCTTGACCGCGTTTTGATTTTCTACGTATCAATCTGTTACTTTTATGACCTAGTAAACTAGGCGGGTAGGTATTTCTGCCTACCTCTCGCATTTCATTATTAGATTATAGTGCGAGTTCAGACTGTATCTTTATCTCGTAGAGATAGTGGGTTGCCTTATAATGTTGCCATTACAAGAACTACAGTCGTTACGCATTTTTAATAATTATAATAATAATTCAGATAAAATATTATTTATCTTATCTTGGTCAAAATATGGAATTTCAATCATTCTAACAGAGTGTTCTTTGCAATATTTTCTTTTTATAGCATCTCTTATTTGATTTAATTCAAAATCATAGGTAGCATCATAATCTCCGCCTTTAAAATTTACAGGGAAGAAATGTTGTTCGCCTTGATATTCAATCACCATATTATATTCAGGAAGATAAAAGTCGTATTTTAAATTATCTATATGCCTACATTTATGAAAAATGCACTCTCGAATATATTCGATATTATACAAATCTAGCCATTCGGCGATTTCATTTTCGTGTATAGATTTATTACAAGTAGGACAAGGAGGTCGCCTTTTCCATAAATTGCTTGCGTGGCTTATGGTATATTCTTTTCCGCATTTATGACAAATATATGAAATCGGAGATTTTGCACCCATATATTTTGTTGTCAATGCAATATCTTTCCATTGTTTTTCTACATGATTATGAAATTCTCTTCTTTTTATTTCTAGTCTTTCTTGCTTGTTACAATTCGCACATTTTCTACCATGTAATAATTTATTAGGTTTAACTCTCCATTCTCTTCCACATTTCTTACATTTGACCAAAATAGGAGTTACATCATTAATATATTCGCCTAATACTTCGATATTATCTGGAAAGTTTTTATTATTTACAAAATCTTCTTTAGTATAATTCCTATGTGAACATCCACAAGTTTTCCCTCTTATTAAATTTGTAGTTAATATCTCTTGAGTCCCCTTTTGGGGATGTTTATTGCATATAAATTCTACTTTTGAGCCTTTAAGCCTTTTTATAAAAGTAAAATCTCTTTTATTGCAAAACTCTCTTAATTCATTATCTGTATATTTCATTTTATCCTCCTTTCCTTTATAATTATTAAATCTTTGCTCGGTCTTGTCCATCTCTGGAGTTTAACCGATATACCCATCTGTTTCAATATACGTCACCGTATAAAGGGGCAATATTTTACCCATCCGTAACGTTCATCAAAAATTCTTATCTTCTGCTTTTTAGCATCAGCCAACGCATTAACCAATTCCATTCTTTCGGCTTGCTTATCAAGAGCATCATTCTGCTCGTCCATAACCTCAAGTTGTCGATTTAATGCGTCAATACGCGATTGTTCAGCCTCAATTTGAGCATCCAACTGTCTCTGCTTGTCCTCAGCAAAGAACTCAAAGGCATCGAGTCTAGTTTGAGCCGTATCTTGCATTGCCTCAGCGGCTTCTTTAATTTTATCAGCTAGCTCATCGGCAGATAATGCACCCACCTTCAAAGCGGCTTTGCCCTTGGTTAGGATAGTATTATAATATGCCTCAGCAGTTATCTTACCACGCTCATATTGATTATTAAGTGAATCAAAGAGCTTTTCATATGCCTTTTCAACATATTCTTTATACTGTTTAGTAGATAAAATCTTTTTATCCTTAGCATCTTTGGCAAGTTTGACAACTTTATCGTAATATTGTTGCCCGCTTAACTGACCCTTTTCGTACTGCTCTTCAAGAGCATCAATCGTAGCTTCTGTGGCTTTTTTCATATACTCGCGATACTCTTCATAAGTAATACGATTATATTTACCATTCTTTTTATAGAATTTCTTAGCAAATGTAGTCATTTTCTTATAATAAGTATCAGCAGAGTAAATTCCCTCATCATAACGATATTGAATTTCCTCAAATATATTTTTAGCCGCAGTTTCAAGATATTGCTTATATGTATCAGCGTCTATCTTACCCTTTTTGCGATAAGACTGAGCGGTCTTATGAATTTTATTGTAGTATTTACTTGCAGTAATGGCTCTACGTTGGTAAGACTCAAGATATTTATCATCAATTTTATCAAGATATTTCTTAATCTTTTCACTTTCGTCTTGAGCCGCAGCAGCTCCGCTACCACTGCTACTGCCACCGCCAGAACCACCGCCAGAGCCACCAAGATTACCCGTAGCTACAGTAGAGGTGCTAACCCCCATCTTTTTCACAGAAGCTGCTGCATCCTTTAACTTATAATATGTCTTAGCAAGGTTAGCAGCTTCTTTTTCCTCTTGAGTTGCATAGGAATATGAGCCATCTGCTTGCTTTCTGCCACGTAATCCAGTTTCCTTACTTGCCAATCCCGCAAACGAAGAATATTCCGCCAAACGCATTGCAATACGAGCATTAACTTGTTGTAATGTTGCCCTAGTCTTTTCGGCTTCAAGGTTAAGAACATTTTGAGCCTCTGCTTTTGCTTCAGCAGAAACAAATTTATATGTTCCGCCTTCTTCGACAAGACTGTCAGTAAATTGCTCTACAATATATTTCGCAGTGTTGCTATTTGTCGATACTGTTGCCAATGCAGAATTATAAAAGCTACATTTGCCCCCTGCATTAACAAAAGCGGCTGCAACATCTTGAATACCCTCATAAAGTGCCTTGTCAACACCAGTCAATGTACCACCATTATCTATTACTTGTTGTAACCCATCATAGAGAGGGGACAATCTTGTAATAAGTTGGTCAGCACCATCAATAAACTCAGCTTGCGATATTTTATTGTTTTGATATTCTCGTTGTAGAACACGATACTTATTAATAAGGGCTTGAGCGGCATCTTCTTCAGATTTATATTGGACAGTTCCCTTTGCGTAAGGGTCTTTAACCGTTCCTAAGTTTTTATAAGCATCTTTAACGATTTGTTTAGCTTCGGTCAAACTTTGAGCTTTTAACTCTTTAGTTTGACTCCTAAGATAGTTCAACCGTTCTTTTTCGCTTTGAGCAAGTTCTTTGCCTGACTTAGCAAGCTGTTCTTGTTTCTTTTCAAGTTGCTCTGCCTCATCAACAACATCAGACATCTTACTTTTGGTTTCATCGAGTTCTGCTTGATGTTTCTTTAAATCTCTAGCAGGTTTTTCAGCAATGTACATAAAGAGTTGGGCGACTCCATATAACGCTCCTAATGCAAGAGCAACCTTACTAAATCCTGACATTGCCGTAACAGCAACCTTAGCATTTTTAGCTAATGCACCAAAACCCTTAGTGACTTTGGTGGTTGTGCCATAAAGTGCATTGGCGGATTGATTAGCTTTACCAAACACACCATAAATATTACTAAAGTTCTGTGTTGTTGTAGTAAAAGCAAAGGCAGACTTAATAGCCTTGCCCAGTTTTGTAAATGATTCAATTAAGCCTAGCTTACCTACGATAAGACTTAGGCTCTTTAATGCCACACCAAATGTGGCGATTTTGATTATTGTTTGTCCTAAATCCGTATTTGCGAATTTTAGTAGTGCAGTTCCGAGGTCGATTATTTGTTTTACAAAGTCGGAATTTATGAATGTTAGGGCAAGTTCTTGGAAAGCGGCTTTGAACTGATTGACCTTTGACTCAATCGATTCCATATATTTGGAGTTTTCTTTAACCGCCGAACCCATTGAATTATATGCTGTTTCGGTTGCCGCTAGTGCGGAATCGAAGTTAGACATAACCGAGGTAAATACCTCGAATTGGTTTTTCGTTATTTTTTTTTAACTAATTCGTTAGGTTAGTTAATGATAATATCATCTTGCACCTTTCGTGCAATGTTAAGACTATATTTTATACCTATTGGTACGCAGACTCTTTCCATTTAAGAACCTATGTTCACTCACTCGAGCCGTACTCTACTCACTTCGTCTACATTTGTAGCTTATTCTTAATATAATATTATACCACATTAAGTTACATTTATCAAGATATTTCTTGATTGCTTTCGATAGTCGTTGAACCTTTTTCTGCATTTCAACAGAAACTTGGCTGCGGATTGACCATATATCCTTACCCTTTTTACTATCTCTTGGTTAATTACTCCAAGCCCTCATATATGTCGCCACTATGAGTTAGTAGATAAGGCTTTAGGCAACCATAACTATATAGCTATAGATAGGGTTCGCGACTCCCTCTTTTCCGCAATTAAGTCTGTCACAGGCAAAATCCAATCTACCTGCATACGATATAGCGAGAGCTTGTTTCTCACTATTTGACATCTTATCCCAATCATCTTGCAAATCTGCAAAGATTTGGAATGTCGATTTCGTATCATTGATTTGGTCGTCAATTAGAGATAATGATTTTGTTGTTCCTTGAACTTTGTAGTCAAAGGAATCTGCTTCTTTTGCTGCATTAGCAAAGTTGTTACCGATTGTTCTCCATTAAAATATTCACAAATAGTCGTTAATTATTTGCGGTTTGTATAAAATTTAAAATAATATCTTTATATTTACCATTTAAAACATCATAATCTGGTATTCTAAGCAATGGAATATTATATTTTTCACAATAGTCATTTTTTAACTTATCTCTGTGTTGTTGTTTTTTAAATGCTAATTCCATTTGCTCTTGTGTTAATGCTCCATGAAAATTAACAGGTTTTCTATGCTGTTCTCCGTCAATCTCTAAAAGGATATTATAATCAGATAGGCAAAAATCAAAAGATAAAGGGTTAATATCTCTTAAAGAATTAATCCTAAATTGCTCAATATAATTAATTTCTTGATTATTTAAAAATTGTGCCGTAATCTTTTCACATTTTGACCTCACATCTGTGCAATCGTCACAATAAAATTTTCCTTTACAAAACGCTCTGTATGTTGTTTTAAATTCTTTGCCACATTCACACACACAAAAAATACCTTGTTGAACCCACTTCTCATCATCACAAAAGTCTATTGCTCTGGAGCCAATCCCATAATTTTCTGCATATTTATTTACGTTATATATAAAATTCTTTCTGTTATGTTCTAAGCTAAAAATTAACATTCTTCGATATGCTCTGTTAGGACTAATAAATCCCCTATAACCAGTTTCGATTTCTTCTACTTCCACTGGTCTATTAGCGTACAAATTAGCATTAGAGTCAATTAATTTATACCCCATTTTTATTATTTCGGGATAATATTTTTTATTGTAATGTTTCTTTCGTGATTGTGTCTGTTTTTCTTTTGTGCATTTCTCACATAAGAGATATTTGTCATGGTCAATCTTATCTAACACCTTTTGAAATTCCCTACCACATGAGCATTTCATTTTTACAAGTCTACGGTATTTATTTTTATGGCAAATAATCTCACTTGATATAAATTCAATATTTGGATTTTTCTTATTGATACGTTCCATAATCTCCGCATCACTTATTTTTTTACTCATTATACAAACTCCTTACATTCTCATATAAGATTAGATTATATCATATAGGTTTCCCTATCAGCGCACTTCCCTACACTTGTAGGTACATATAATCGTTGAACCTTCTCCATTTTTCTTATGGAGCTTGGCTGCGGATTGTCTTTTTATCTTTGTCTTTTTTACCCTACCAAACACATTACTGCTTGCCCTTATGCATATTTCTATCATAAGTTGGTAGACAAAGTTTAAAGATGTTCCCGTCAATTCACGCTGTTTTATAGAGGGTCAAGAACATTCCAACCCTCTTGCAACTTTACTCATTTCTTGTGCTTGCACTTTCGTACAAGATTAGATTATATCTTTTCTATAAAATAGAATAGTCCGTTTCACATATTTGTAATATGCTATGCCACTTATGTGGACTTACTAATCGTTGAGCCTTTATCCTTTTTCTTAGGATACTTGGTTGCGGATTTCCCAATCTTTATCTTTTTTACTATACCAAACACATTACTATTTGCCCTTATATATGTTGCCATTATAAGTTAGTAGATAAAGCTCTAAGGGATTCCCCGTCAATTAGAACTATTTATGCAGACCAATAAAGTTTAGCCTGCCCTTGCATTATCTCAGTACCCGATACGGTGAGCCCTATTGTAGACTCTAAATCATTGCCTAATGCAGCCATAGCACTTGAGGTTTTGGATAGTGCTGTAGATATATCTGTTGATGAAACAGCAAAGCGATTTGAAGTTTCATTTATGCTATCAATGACGTGTTCCGCATCTGAAGCGTCTAATTTAAACGCCTTGAGTTGAGATGTTATAAATCCAGCAGCATCTCCAGCATCTAATTCGCTATCTGCTACGTTCTGGAACATTGTTGCAACTCTAGCAAGTTCTGCCGAGTCCTCTTCGCTAAAACCTGATTTCCTAAAAGATGTGGCTGCGTCTACCATCTCCGAACGAGTTCTGGCAGTTTCAGCTCCCATTTCACCCAATTTCTTGGTATATGCATCCAGTGACTCTCCAGATAAATCTGAAACTTTCTTAAACTCTGTTAAAGATTTATCAAGCTCCAATACCGCTTGCATTGCCGACCCACACGCCGCAGTAAATCCGCTAATTACACTAGTTGCTGCACCAAATAATGCCACTTTCTTAGTTATATCAACGAATGCCGCCCCTGCAGACATAGTAGAACGATTGACTTTATTCATTTCCTTAACTGTCTGCGTTGCACCTGTCGAATTAACCTTAACATTAATCGTGCTTGTTTTGCCGATTTGCGCCAATTGCGCTTTAATTGTTTTTGTATCAACTCTGGCTTGTAGATTTATACGATATAAATTACTATTCGCCATTATATTTTCCTCCTTTCTTTAGGAGTTTTATGTACTATCTGCATAAATCCTGCAAAATTTCTTTTATAGGTTTTATGTCATATTTTGGATAACCTAGCTTGTACGCCACAATATTAATGGCATCTGCTATGTCATCATCATTCTTTTTACTAGTAAATGAACGCCATTCCAGCTCTGTGCCAAAATGATGATTTGCATACTCTATGCTCATCTTCTTCAGCATACCTTTGGCGTTCCGTCTGATTTTCTCTACACGAGCAGGACTGTATGAGGCTTGCTTTTTATAAGCATTAAATTCTTTAGTGCCTGATACCTTAATATTTAACCCATTATGCCACTCCGATACTGAAATGAACTCAATAGGTATATCATATGTATCAATAACCGCCTTCATATATCCCTGTAGGTGCGATAACATTTTGACTGTTTGCACATTTTTTAATTCGGGTGGATTGTCCTCAATGTAAGCAATGTGAATATCTTTGCCATATTCAGCAAGCAATTCTCTCAAACCTGCCGCCATTAAAGTTATCCTAACCCTCCAGTTATCCTCATCTTTAATCAAATGTTCCCACACACCATATTTAAACAGTTTACCATCATTATTCCATAATGACCACCCTGTTTTCTGTGTAGACATATCTAATCCTAATATCATCCTTTTATTCCTTTCTTTCCTTAGTAAACCATTAGTCCACGTTTACGGTATGCCTCTTTAACCCAACTATCCCATTGTCCGTCAAGTTGCTTCTTAAATGCAGTCCAATAATCCCTGCTAATTACAGGATAGTTTGGGTCGCCATATGCGTTGTACCCCCTAATTATCAAATCGGCAAGTTGGTCTGCTGCTTCGTGAGCTTTAGGACTCGCGGTTTGGTCTACGGGTGTATAGTTGGCAGGATTGTAATATAATTCACTTTGAGCTACATAACGGTTAAGCTTTTGTTTTAATGTATCCCAAGCACGCTCCTCGAACTGCATTGTACGCTCATAACCTCCACGATTAGGGCTCGAATATACTATCATATCAATCCATTCTTTAAGAACTTCTAACGCTCTATCAATTACTTCCTCGCATACCTCTTGGTTCACATCAGCAAACACCGCACGCAATTGCGAACTACTGAATATCTCCATTGTTTGCACCTATCATGCCCGCAACCTTGTCCATAAGTTTTTCCAGTTTTGCACCTGTTGGAATTTTCTTAGTCGTTTTATCCATTAAGGTTGTCATATCCGCTAAAAAAGCCGAAACAATTCTTATCATTGATTCTGAATCTGCGACAGCATTATTAATCTCGTTTATATCATTCCATAGAACGTCCGCAACTTTTTCTTTGACCCCAGTTGCACAAAGCAGGTCATAATCTGTCCCCTCATCAATTCCGCAACACACCTGAAATATAATCGACCACATACATAATTCTCTGTCTATAGGGTCGCTCAATTCAAGCATTTTTTCCACAATTTGCCTCTTTTCATCAAGGTACAAATATGGGCGCACCTCAATGCCATATTCCTCTAATACAATCTCTTTCGGGTATGTTAATACTTTCATAATATCCTACCTTTCTAAAACAAAATTTTTCAGAAATGTATCAAGCAGTGCTTTTCTGTCTTGCTCATTTACACTTCCCAAATATCTTAACACTTGCGTTTGTATATTAATTGGTTGCACCTGCTCAAACAGCACTGTGTTTATTTCATATTTTAAAAAAGGATAGTCTGCCTTCAAAAGTTCGTAATGTGGCGGAATTGTTGCTTTAATTGCACTTGTTATAGGAGCAACTAATGTTGTGGGGCTATGTGTGTTTCCTATAGCGTTTTGTAGGATTAGGCAAGGGCGAACCCCACCTTGTATAGAGCCAATGCCCTCGCCCAAATCTATCATATACACACCCCATTGATTTACAAACTTTTTCATATCCTTTTGTCCTTTATTTCCTTATTATAATGATGTCGTGGCAATAATTGCACCTAGACCCGCTCCTACTAATGCACTCATAAGTGTAGTGATTACGCTTCTCACAGCACTTTTCCAGTTTTCAGCAGGTTGCATCTCTAAAATCCTTATACGTTCCGAGTCTTTTTCCAGATTATCCGCTACTCTCTTTTGGTCGCTTGCCATCTTTTCCATATTAACCGCAAGCACTCTAACACTTGTAGTTAATTCGTTCATATTATCCACCATAGTTTCAACATTCGTCATACGATGTTCGAGATTTTTAACATCTCGTGACAATCCTTCTAATTTAATCATTCCCTCGTCACTCATCTATCTCACCGCCTTTATACAACTGCTTCAGCAGATAACGTGCCATCATCGGCAACCTTTATCTGATACTGAGTACCATTTGGCGATGTAATATAATGCGCATCAACATATTGTTTATTGACCGCATCATTATTATCTGTCGGCGTAGGCACGACAATGCTATCGGTCACATCTAAGTGGTTAATAACAGCATCTCCTGTCACAGATATGTTCTTAAATTCAGTTGCCGCCTCGCCACCTTGATTAACACAAAGTTCACCTTTTTCATTAACGCTCATTGTCGCAGGGTCTATCGGTATCTGACCGCCACAATTTCCCTTTATATACATAGGCTTAATCCTCCCTGCTCTTAGTCTGTTTCTTTTTCTTAGGGGCAAACCCTTTAATATATTGCACTCCATCAACTTTTACAAGTTCTACAAATTCTGGCACATAATCATAAGGGTTCTTAAATTCCTGCACAAAATCGCCCATATCTACATACAGCACTCCACGCATTTCAAATTTAACCTTATTCATTCCTTTTGGCACAGGGTTTCCCTCCTTTCTTAATTTGCATTTATCCATCGACTCCAACGGTTTCCATCTATGCTCATTATTACACCTACGCATAAAAGCACACATATCACCAGTTTTATTACACTGGCAGAACCCATTGTAGTCTGCTATTTCACAAAATTGACAAATCATTTGTCATCAACTCCAATTAAAAAAAAGGAGAACTTTTAAAGCTCCCCTTTATGAATTTACTAATGATTATTATTTACGCAACTGTTACGCTTGCATAAGCCTCAACAGGGTTATCCCAAGTTGATGTTGCAGTTGCCACTACCTTAATCTGAGATGAACCGCTTGCAACCGCTTCGATTTCACCCTTATTATCAACAGTAGCCTTGCTCTGCTCGCTTGATGTGAATGTAAGCAGTGCGTTATCAATAGGTTTAGTTGTCATAGTATTATTTCCACCATAAATTCCCCAAACCTGTAAAGTTGTCTTATCTCCAGCGTTTAACTGAATGTCAGCATTATCAACTGCAAGAGCAGTTAATCCATCTGTCCAGCTTGCACCATCAATAATCTCAGTAAAGATAGCATAGTTTCCACCATCGTTCTGGCAACCTGTTCCCTGTTTGTAAGGAAGTGCTGTACCTGAGAACGCAACTGTAGCTGCTCCACTTGATGTAAGTGAAAGCTCAAGAGTTGGGTCAGGTAAGAATCTAGGTATCTTAACTTCTAATGTACCAACCTTATATGATGTTGTCAGATTAGTTTCGCCTGCTCTGAACAGTGGGAACTGTAATATCATCATAATTTCAGTTGGGATAATATTTGTAGGAACTACAAACTGTCTTGCAGCTTCTTTATCAGCACAATATTTAACGCATACTGCATCGCCGTTTTCAAAGCCTGCAACTGTTGCTGTTTTGCCAGTAAATGTTATCTTTTTCCAATCTTCTGTGCCAGATTTTGCAACCCAGCCAATAAGTCCAAATGCCTGTAGCTCTACAGGAGTACCTGCTACAGTTATCTGATTGTTAGCAACTGTTAAGGACTCAAGAACGATACCGTTTGAGCCTACAGTGATAACTCCACCCATCTTGAGTGACAGGTATTCAAGTGAGTATAAAGCATCTGTAAGAGTGGCGTTCAGGACGCTATCATGGAAGTAACGCAATTATTTTCTAGTTATGTCGCAACACATAACTACGTCTATTAAGACTGCTCATACTTTCATATGAGTTAAGACTATATGTTCATTTTATATCATCTACATCTATTGACATAAATGCATGATTGCTATTAACAAAATCTTCAATCATATTAACTAAAACTTCTTTAGTTGGTGGGTCTTGCTCTCCTTTAATGCGCAAAACTATATATCCATGCTGTTTTACAATCTCATCTCTTCTTCTATCTTTATCGGGGTCATTATGCCAATATTTGCCATCATATTCAATATCTATCAATTTCCCCTTATAATGTAATACAACATCAAGGGCAAAAGATTTTAAAACTTTGTTCAGTTCCACAAACTCCTCACCATATATTTCTTGGCACATTTCATAAATTGCATATTGTGCTTTTGAGGTTGGAATATTGCCATGTTCGTGCAAAGTTTTCATAATATTCTCAGCCGCCTTTTGCGCAAATTCAGGATATTGTAAACAATATTCTACTCCATACCTTTCCAGAAAAGTTTGTTTCTGTTTCTCTTTAACCTCTGGTGCTTGACTAGCATACTTAACTCCATATCTTTCTAAATTGGTTTTTACTATTTTATCAAGCACTTCCGTATTTTGTGTAGGAATTTCACAACCATAAACTTCTAAACAAGTGTTTCTTTTCTTCTCTGCAATATCTTCATTTAATAAAACAGAAGCAGTTCCATATCTTTCAATGCAAGTTTCGTCTTTTTTAGCTAAAAGTTCTTTGTTTTGCAGTGCATATTCAACACCATATTTTTCAAAACAGGTTTCTTTCTGTTTGTCATTAAATTCTTTTACTTGCAATGGATTAGTAACTCCATATTTGACCATAAAAGCGTCTTGACTTTTTAAATGTGCGCATTTCTTACAGGCATCTTTATCACAATATTTATGTCCTTCATTATATGTTTGAAACTTTGTTGTAATTTCTGCTCCACAATAATCACAAATATATGTAACTTTTGCTGGCGACCCATATGATAAATGTTCAACCCTAACCATCACCTCATCTCCAATATGTGTAAACTCATATCCAAGAGCAACAAGTCTAGCTTTATTCTTAGTTCCCCATTTTACTTTTACAAGTTGATTTGGTTTTAACATAATAACCTCCTTTCTTATATTATATATTATTTTTACGATTTTGTCAATAGATTTTGATATAAAAGCTGTATTTTTCGACTGCCATTAGCTTGCAGCCTACTCTCCCGTAAGGAGATAGTCGTTGAGGGTTTTCCATATAGATAATCTACTTAGGACTTTCCCTGCTAAAGACCCATTTACATTCACTTAGGATTTAACCATATGAATATCCTATAACTTTTTTCTGCTTTCGCTACCTCTCAGCTTATCGTTTCCAATTACTGTTTAGGCTTATAGGCTTTAGGGATTCAAAGCATTTAACACAGAATACTTGCTGGTCATCCAACAAGCAGGGCGTTATTAGTTACCCCAAAAGTGGATTTGCCAAGCCTCCTCTGATGTCCTCACTCGAAACTTCTACGCTGATAGATGACTCAGTGTAAGTATCGCCACTTACTATTAATGCTCCACTAGCATCAATACCCATACCAGTACCAACACCAGCTAATATATACTTAGCCATAAGTAATTTCCCCTTTCATATTAATTGTTTATATAGATGCGTTCTTTGCAAATGACTCAGCATTAACAAAGACCTCAGAAAATCTTTCCTTATTTGACTTATACGCCCAATGTTCAATATCAGGCAACGGCTTATCAGTCATTGCGTGAGCCCTATAATTGTGTTCAACCATATAGTCTGTACGCCTTACTGCACTATGGAATACCTGCTCCACTGTCAGCATACTCATACTGGCAACTTGTGGTTTAGTTATTCCAAGTGCGCTCATTACCGATACAACCTTTTCCTCAAAAGTAGGCGGCACAATACCCTTATTTTTCATTGCATAATATTTCTCCACAACCTCACGCACATCATCATTAATAAACTCATCAAAATAATCATATACATTCTGATAGAATATATATCTTATAAGTTCATCAAAATCTGCCGCATTAAGCTCACTATTGAAAATCTTTATGAATAACCTACCATTACGGTCGATAAAATCAATCGCATATCCATTAATGTGAAAAATTAGGCTACCATTGTCGCCCATTTCATTCCAAAAGGAACCTCTCTGAATACGCTCATTACTAAGCTCATCGACCTTAATGCCTAAGCAAAGGCACATAATGTCAATAAATTTTCCACGCCATTCTACATCATTTAAAATTAATCCAAATACAAATTGCAAATAACTCATTTGTATTATTTTTATATCGGGAGTTCTGTTTTTCTGTATGCCTAAAACTCCCACATTAGACACAAATCTATAATAATCCTGTGCTTTGACAGGGTATAATAATAAACCTTTATATGGAACAGGGTTGTCAAACGCCCTGTATTGCTCAATTATTGCGTTAATATCAGTTGCCACACCCATCAACTCCAATATCAGCTAATTGAGTAGCCATTATAATAGTTGTCCCTGTAAATGTATCATTATTCCCTATAGTCATCATTGAACGGCTTAAACGTGATAATTCGTGGTTGAACTGCATTAGTCCAACTCCCGCAACATCCGCTCCATTAAGCGTTTTCATTAATTCCATTTCAATAACATCGCTACGATTACAAGGAACGCCTTGATAATCTACCAGTGCATTTTTAGTGCCATACAGCACATCAAACTTATAAGCCACAGTTGCAATAACTGGATTATCTGGCAGCATATCATATTTATATATCTTTAAAAATGTCTTAGAGTCACTAAGCTCATTTGCCTCAATATTTGTTAAAAATATATTGTAATCTTCCATTTCAGGCTGGTCTTTCCACACCATTGCAAGTTTTTCATCAAGTGTCAGATTTTCTGCACTCAAGCAATCATATGAATTGTATTTAAGCAGTTTGAATAAATTCTCATTCTCTGTGAGTTTTTCCACTATTCTATAAGGGATAAATGGTAACCCTGTAAATTTATTAAATCTCATTGCTCCCACCTCCTAGAATAATGCCTCAAACTCAATCGGCAATCCAACGGACTTGCCTGTTGTTTCCTCAGTGAATGTGATAATAAGCGGTTCGGTTGATATACGGTATGCTGATAATGTGAACGTATTGCCCTCACGAATAATATTATAATAGTCACTAGGCACTCCTGTAGCAGTATAGTCAATAACCTTATCCTGCTTAACCCCATTAGTGTAAAGGTCAACACTAAATGTTATGCTACTTTTTACCCTGCATTTATTATAAATTGGGGATACAATTAGCTCATTATTATCAGAAATGTTCCCTACAATATCAATCATAATAAGTTGATTGACTTGCGGATTTCCCTCCAAGTATGCAATTAATTGTGCTTGCTCGCCTGCCTCACCCGTTATCGTCACAAGTCCATTTTCATCAACTGTGCAATACGAATGGTCACAACCACAATCGCAAATTCCATACAGCACCTTATGCTGAACTGTTTTGCCATTAAATGTAACATTAGGGAACAACTGCACCGTGCCACCTTTAACTTGCTCATACATACTCTGCAATACCTCAATCTTATAAACATAGGAGTCTACATTTGCAAGATTATTCGCAACATCATCATCAGGCTCAATCATATCTAAGTACATATCAAGATATAATAAATCCGCAGTGCTGTCATCAAATGTGTCCTCATTGAGCATTTTCTGATAAGCAAGAAATCTATAAGCCTCTTTGTTAAAGATAAACCTTGTATTCTTTGGAATATTCCTAGTTGTCTCATTGCCTTGGCATATAACAGAAATGTGTCCGTTTGCAACCTTAACATCCTTATCTTTTTGCTCTTTTGGAGACTCAAGCACATATTCAATAGCACAAGGCATTTCATTGATGAACCCAGTGGTGCGGTCAACCCACCTCATAACATTATTGCACCTGCGAACATTAATGTCCTTAGTAATAGTACCAAGTTCTGAGGTATTAATCGTTATCCAAAAGTCATTATCATACTTATACATTAACCCCTTAGCCACAGTATGCTGTAAATCTCTAAACGCAAATAATTTAAAATCATCGTCTTGTTTATAGCTTGTACCCATATCTATAGCCGTATCAACACGCACCTCAATAGGAGAAAAGTTCTCGCTACCAACCTTATCCTGTTCATACACTGTAATGACTTGCGTAGTGTTATCCCATTGAGCATTAATGCTTGCCTGCATTAAATTCATATAATTTTCGTATGGCGTTTCAGCTAGTGATTGTATATAATTATTATAATATTTCATATCCTAGCCCTCCATATTTCTATCCAATTCGTTAGTAACGTGGAACACCGCCTGTTTAACATCTTTATGTGTGGCACTTTCACCCATTTGTGCCAATCCCTTTAATAACATTATACCATCGGCAATTACAGCCTTAACCTCATCGCCCTCAAGCATTATGCACGCCTTGTTTAAACAATTTTCATAGTTTGCATAATCAACCTCATCAGCTTTATACTTTTCATAAGCACAAAGCACCTTATAACAGGTATTGATTAAAATGTTCTTTCGTGTAAACAAGTTAGCCTCCAAAATACGGCAACACACTTAAATCCATAAGCTGATAATCAACCTCATCTTGATTGATTTTCTCTCTTAATCTATCTAAGTATTCCGATTTTTCTTTGAGGTTCGCCCCCTCTGAATGGGACTTAAATTCCTTATTGTTTAAATGTCCTTGGAATTGCGTAACATCGTTAATCTTGCCTGAGAACCAATTGTATACCATAAGTTCTGCAAGAATATTAATTTCTTTGTTATTAAGGGTGCTAGTAAAAGCTGGGGGTGTGCTTTCTATATCGTAACTTAAATCATTAAGACACGATGTAAAATCAGGAATCGACCTTTCGAGTATTCCTTGTAAATGAAGCAGAAATGCCTCATAATCCGCCTCTGCCAGAGCATTTAATTTATAGTCATCTATCGTGACAAACGCCCTGTCATAAATTATTTCAAAAGATGTAGCCATTTCTGCACCTCTCTTTATTTGTTTGCATCTAAATCTTCTACCTCCTCAGCCATAGAAAAATCAATGCTGCTAAGTTTGCTGATTTGTTCAACTATATTAGCATCTATTGGCTGATTGTGAGACTTTTTATCAATTATCATATTAATAATAATCTTTTTCTGAACATCTGATGCTGATTTGAAAATATCTACCACATAATCACTTGATTGTGCTAAAAGGTGTTTGAACTGCTCATCACTAAGAATATTCTTATATGCGTCTGCAAGTTCGTGTTCCTCAACGAAATCTGCATCTAAAATATAAAACAGTCCATTTCTTGCAGAATTAGGCATATTATTAACGATTGCAGTTGCTTCTGCCTCTGACACGCTAACAGCCTCAAACTGCTTTGCAATTCTTATTGCTCTTGTTCCCATTAAAGTTAAACCACCAACTGCAAGACTTACAATTGATACATTCTTTTTCTTTGTAGGAGCGGGAGTTGCATTTGCATTAATCATTTGTGCCTGCAAGATTGCCTGCATTTGTGATTTTAATGCCTCAAGTTCCGCTGCTTGTTCAGCAAGTTTTACATCTCTTTCATCAAGCGTTTTTTCAGTTGTGGGCGACTCAACTGCAACTTTTTCCTCTTTAGGTTCGGCTGCCTTAGTGGTCGCTTTCTTAGTTGTAGATTTTGTTGTTTTAGCTTCTGCCATATCCTTTTCCATTCCTTTCGTCTAAAAAAATATATGACCGAGGGTTAAGTCGGTCATATATTGGTTATATCTTATTATTCAGTGATTGTGTACTTACCTGCAAATCCAGCACTTGCCCAAACGAAGTCCCAATCTTTTCTGATTGTTGTGTCGCCTGTAAGGTCTGCATTATCAAAGAACTGGTTACTATTTGACATAGTAGTAACGCCAACGCCCTTGATAACTTTATCAACTGATGGTGATACAAAGTAAAGCACGTTATCATCTAACAGCATGCCATAGTTCTTGCCTGATGGTATCTGTTCAATTTCATAAAGGTCGTATCCGTAGAAATTCTTAATGAATGTAGCAACACCATCTTTACCCTCTACATTCATTCTGAAACCTGCTGAGTAATCAGGAAGAACCCTTGAAAGAGCTGCTGCAGTACCCATAATAATAGGTTTTGCTCCATAGTTGTAAGCCTGTACTCTCTGTGCAAGCTGAATTGCAGTCTGAGTTGAAAACGCACCTTCTTCGATGAACTGCGAAGGATAGTTAGCCGCTACTGACAGACCAGTGTTAAGAGCATTTATAGCATCCTTTCTCATTTCAAATTCAATAGAAAGAAGCGCACGTCTAACAAAGTCAGCAATATCTTCGTCACCAGCAAGAACACTATACATATCTACATAAACTGTAACAAGGTGTTCTACAGGTGTTACAATAATATCACTTGAATATGATTTCTGTCTAAAAGTTTCCCTTTCGCCATGTGCGCAAATATGTTCAAACAAGGTCGCAACACCTTGTTCAGTCTTATCTGTCTGATAGACCTCTTACACTTTCGTGTAACGTTCAGATTATATCTTCATCTTATTAAATATCAATATCTAAATTTACATAATGTAACGAATGTCCTGTTTGTACTAAATAGTCAATTCCGTCTTTAATTTGTTGAGGGGTTGGAATAGCATCATTAGCTCTAAACCTTAATATTCTCCAACCTTTCTTCAATATTTTATCACACTTATATTAACTTGTCAATTTTTTTTAGATATTTAATAAGAGCCACATTTTTCTTCCGCCATTGGCTTGCGGTTTTACTCCTCCGTAAGAGGATAATCGTTGAACCTATCTCTATTCGAGATGTGGCTGCTAAACACCCATTTACATATACTTAGGATTTAACCTTATATATATCTATTCAATTTTTTCTGCTTTCGCAACATTCACGCTTATGCTTATTTCATCATTACGTTGTAGTTTGAATAGCTTTAGGGGTTCAAAGCAATTAACGTGGAATACTTGCTAGTCACCTAACAAGCAGGGCGGACATTACCCCTCGATACGGTATATAAAGCTCTAGGTTTAACTCTGAACTTAACAACTGTTCCTCTCTCAACAAACTTCATATCTACAAATGGTGCAAGTGAATTTGTGATATATTTAGGAAGTAATGAGTTAATCTCCTGATTTAAAATGCTCATTGCAGCCCAACGAACCATTTCGTTAGCAAACCAAGCGTCTTTATTCTCTTCCTTTGAATACTTTGCTTTTCTTTCTACCTCTGCAATGAAACCCTTATTAGTCTTTTCTGACATTTCTGCCATTGGGATTGATGGTGTCTGTCCATGGAACTTACAATTATAGTATTCCTCGAACGCAACATAGAAATCAAGATTTCCTTCTGCGAATAATTTTAATTCTTTAGTAAGCATCCTATCTTTTCTCCTTTTCTAAAATTTTCTAGTCAATTACTGACCCATATACATAAATATCCAAGATGGAACTTCTGCCGGTCCAACAGCTATAGTGTGTCCAGTAAGTAGTGCGAAATCTCCATCCTGCGCAACCATCTGGAGCTTGCCATCAGCACCGATTGATGCAGCTGTATATGACGCTTGCTCTACAGGTGATTTGCCATCTCCAAAAGCTTCCTTAGTTAATTCAATGCAGTCACCATTGATAATTCTTTTCATTGAAATTGGCTTGCCCGCTTCGTTGTAGAAGTATTTAGGGTCAGCATAAATCTGTGAATCCAGATTATTATTTGTTCCTGGAATTGGTGTTGCAGCAACATATTTCTGAGTAGCCGCTCCGTTAGCATCAGCAGTTACATCGAATACATATTCATCAAGCTGTCCATCTGTACTTTTAATTGCCCCAAGTTTAAGGAATGTTCCATTGTCAATATCAGTTGCACATATTCCTACAAAATTTAAAGCACCAACATTTTCACACGCACAGTGAGTTGTGTGTAATACGCCATGTGTATTAGCCATAATAAATTTTCTCCTTTTCTATAATTATAATCTATCCCATACAGTTTCATTTTCTTTTGAAACCTGTACTGGAACAGCAATTCTAAATGTATCATCTGACATCTTAGTTTTTTGGATAGCCGCAAAGCAAGCCGCCTTCACCTTATTTTCCCATTCACTAAGCTGTGCAGTATCACAACATTCAGCCTCATCTATAAGAGCCTGCATTTCCTCTTCTTCGAGATATTCCTTAGCATCGCCCATTACAGAGTCAACTTTTTCTTTCTTATCAAGAGCCTCTTTGTCTGCTTTGAATTTTCTCAGCTCCTCAAGCTCTTTTTCTTGTTCCATAATGATGTTGTCTTTTTCTTCGAGTTTGGCAGTTAAAGCCGCTATATCCTCTGACATATCAGCCTTATCTCCCTTATCGTCATCTTTTTCTTTCTTGTCATCATCATCGTCAGGTTCATCGTCATCGTCTTTGTCATCTTCAAATTCGATATATTTTTCAAACCCCTCAGGAACGGCAAATCTTACAGTCTTTTCATTTGGCACAAATTCAATATCTACACCAACGGGCTCGCCAATGATTGCCACGCCATCTTCGGTATATGAGTAATCAAATCTTGCTGTATTGCCATCTTTATATGATTTAACGATAGCAAATTTCTTATTATCTTCCTCATAAAGCCCGCAAATGCAAAATCTATAGCCAACCCTTTCCTCGATAGCCGAACAAACCTTGTCCCACATATCGCCTAAATCAACAGCCGCAAATTCTATCTCTTTGCTCATATCAGCTTTATCCTCCTTATCTTCCTTATCATCATCGTCAAGGTCAAATTTCTTGTATAGCTTTTTGACCTTTGCAACTACAGTATCCTCACCCTCGGCTTTAGCATATCCAAGGGCTGATGCCAGTGCGCCACGATTATAATAAAAAGTATCGCCCTCAAGTTGCATTACAGGGTATTTGAGTTTTTCGGAAGGAGCATCTTGCCAACCATCTTCGACTAAGAGATAAACAGCCTTAACAAGCGTAGCCTTATTCTTAGCTTCCATTATAATGTTTCTGAGCTTTGTTTTGTCAACATCGCCCCAAGCCTTGTCTTTAAGTTCTATCTTATTAATCTTATAAGTCTTTTCCGCCATCTTAATCCTCCTTTCCTCTGAAAATTTCTTTAATTCCGATAAAGCATCGTGCATATGCTCATTATAGAACTCATCTGCATCTTCTTGTGAAAAACGCACCATTCTCATATTAGCATCTGGACAAGAACCATTAATCTTTTGCCCTAATACCTTGCCAAGCACAGTTACACCAACAATATTGAACTCCTGCACAATATTATCACCATCATTATCCGCATACTGCATTTCTACAGATACAGGTTTGACTGTGTCCTCATCGAACAGTTCACAAAGTTCCTCAGCATATATCTTTGATACAATGGCATTTGCATAAGCACAAAGATAACCCTCATCACTTTTAACAAATTCAACTTCTTGACCTAATGGGAACATTCCCATTATACACTCATCGGCAGTGTGCGTTGTAACATCTTGCTCAATTTTATCATATTCAGCTACAAGCCACTTGCCAAGTACAGTTGGAGCATATTCACGCAATACTTCTTCAGAAATCTCTAATCCGTGAGAATTAGGTCTTGTGGAAAGGATACATAGACGAGCGATTGCAAATTCATCGCTGTTATAATCATCCATTGAGAAATTATCAACAGAAAATTTTAAAATATTATCCTTGATTTTCCTCACCATCCTTTCTTAAAAAGTTTTGCAACTTTTCAGTTTGTTTATAATAATAGTTATCTTTCCACATATAAAGCGGTTGAAAACCATTACTTATTAAATTATATGAGGCGAATTTATCAACAACGTAATAATTCTCCGCATCTATAGGTTGCTGACGAATAATCATTACTCATCACCACCTAATATCCAAAATGTATTAATATCGTGGTCAAAAGACATAATTCTGTCCTCGCCATAATATTTAATTTTGTCGTTAAGCAGGATTGCCTGCTCAACCATTTTATTTACACCCTCTAATAAATCGCCTAAATCTGTGTAAACCTGTAGGTCATTATTGTTCCAAGCAATTTTCATTACGCCCATATAAAGGTTTTGAAATGCAATTATATCATCCTCTAATATCTGCATCATCTCTGTAACACTTGCATATTCTTGCTCGCCTGCTGGGGTTGCACCATACTTAACTGCAATGTTGTATCGTTCAAGTGTGCGTTCACCTATATTGTCTGCTAATACGGGCATTGCGTGTGCAAAACCCTCTTTGTGAATTTTCTCGGCAGATTGATTGCATGCAAACTTAACGCCAAGCACGCTTACAAATCTATCTAAAAACCTGTTTTGCTTGAAACATTCTGTAATTAACGCATAAAGGGCTTCTATTGTTTTTTCTGTAACATTCATATCTATTCCCCCTATTCGCTTGGTGTATCATCATATTCTCTTGTATTGCTCTTGGTTTCTGATTGTTGCGGTCTACCGCCTTGATTTTGGCTCGCTGTGTGAATTGAAAGCAGTTGCACCAGATTGTCAGTAAATCCGCCATGTGCCGCCTCATCCATCATCCTATCAAAATCTTGCGGCTTATATCCATATGCTGCACTAATAGCTTGTGGCAATACAATTCCTACACTTGCAAGGTCGGTTACTTTTTTCTGTCGATACTCCTGCTCAAATGGGAAATTGAGACCTTCAAAAGAAAATGCAAATTTATACTTCCTTGTTTTCTTGTTTATATAGAACTCAAGAAAATGGTTAAATTGTGCATACATCTTCTGCATAAAATTGCCATCATTAATAATGGCATTTCTTGCTTCTTCTTGCGATAATTTACCACTAGAGTAAATCATATTGCTTGCACTTGCTCCAAGTCCGCTTGTACTGGAAACTTGCGTTTCGTACATATCGGGGTTCTTGTCCTCAAATTGATAAAAGTCAGTGTTCCTAGTAGGCATTGCGGCTACATTGATACTAGCCTTCATACCCCTCTGAACAACGTGTAACATCTGCCCCAATGTCTTAGGTTCTACCGCAAATGCGTTCTTTATATTGCCCGATTTTTGTTTGTCAAGCATTTCCATTTCACCCACAAGCAGTCCATATGCGGTTGCAATATCCTTATTTTTCTGCAATGCAAGCACCTCTCTATCCGTAAGAATATTAGGAAGTATTGGTGCAAGAAACGGGATTGTTGCAAAACTTGTTGAATCTATCTGGAAACACCAAGCACCTTCAGATGGTGAGGTTTGCACCCAATATGCAAATACGCCATTTCTGGAGGTGAAAGGTGCAGTAGGAATATATTCATCGCCATCACCCTTAATAAAAGACTCTCTAAACTTTCTTTTAAAGCTAGGGTCATAGCCATTAATATCAACGCCTGCACGCAAGAAATAATTCATATCGAAGTCATAAAGCAATCCGCCATCCTCAAATGCACCAGTGATTATACAATAATCTTGTGGCATTTGCTGTAGTGTATATTTGGTTAATTTCTCAACCTTATCCGCTTCATCGTGCAACGTATCATTAAAGCTACCTTTATTTGTTCTAAGCCAAGTAAAGTATGTTCCATACCTTACACACTGAGCCACTACCTTGCTAAATTCTCCAATATAGTCAAAATTATCCAAAAATTTATATACTCTTTTCTTGTCCTCAAGATACTCCTGTGACTTATAATCATCTCTGCTTGCGTTCTTGCAAATTATTTTTAAATCGAACGAAAGCATAGTCGAATAATACCTAAGCAGTCGAGTATACAACATTGAATTATACTCGCACCATTCCGCATAACCTTGCAATTCTTTAGCGGTTGTTTTGGCTTGGTCAAGTGCCTTTAAAGCCTTTTCATATGTAGGGCTTTTTTCGCTTACCCCAAGAGCCAATAGATTCTGATTAAGCAGTTGCGGAGTATAAAACCCAAAAGAATCCATACCCGTTAAACTACGGGCAAAATCTACAACTGAATAAACTTGCTCTTTGGTAAGCATTTCATCTTGTTTTGGAGGTTGTATTTTCTTTCTTGTCAAGTTATTCCTCCTTTCTTTAAATATTAAAATACTAAGTTTTCTAAGTAGTCATCTATACTAAAGTCATCTTGATGTTGACTTATTGCATATTTATTTTCTATTTTGTCAGCTAATGCATTACCGTATTGGAGAGAGGTCATACGGTCTTTATGTCCAGTTCTAGGTTGCGTCAATGTTAATGTGCCATTACGCCAAGTCTGAGATAAGTTAATACCCTCAGCAATTAACATACTTGTCTGCACATAAGGGTTCT